GCGGTCCCCGACTATTGATGACTGTTCCGATCGGTATGCAATCCGAACTCATGCGTTAAAACCGAGAGGGTCGTAAAACAGAGAATCCGAGAGTTTTCCGACCACCCAACGGGGTCCGAACGTGACCCCTAGGAGTCTGCGCCGTAGAAGGCCAAGCCAAGACCGACGGTTCCTGGCGACACGGCTGCGTCTCCAATGTTCGCCCGCAATCGAGAGTCGCGCGTTGTGGGCGGTTCAGTTCATTTCATTCCGGCTACGGACCATCTCCAGCGTGGCAAACAGAGTCCGCTGGTGGTCCGTTTCTATGCCCAGGCCATCTGCCCGGCCAGTCGCCGCAGGTTCAGGGCCAGGCACACGAGGTTCCACTCGGCGGTAACCTTCTCCAAGCCTCGTAAGCTGAACGACCGGAACCCAAGGCAGGATTTGATCCAACCGAATGGCGGTTCGGCGATGTGTTTGCGCTTGCGGTAGACTCGCTGCCCACGTTTTGTCTTCAGCTTCCGCGCCATCTTCGCTCGCAGGGGCTTGGTCGTCTGGGCCGGGCTCTTGCGCTCGCGTCCTTGGGCGATGTAGCCGTCGATGCCGTGGTCATCGAGATAGTGGAGGTTTTCCTCCGCTCCGTATCCGGCATCGGCCAGGGCCTCTTGTGGCAGGCGCTCCGTGTTCTGCTCCACCTGTTCCAGCATCGGGATCAACTGGGCGCTGTCCGATGCCGACTGTGTCACTCCGTTCGCCACCACCAGATGCGACCCGCCATCGACCGCGATCTGGCCGTTGTAACATTGCGAAAATCCGCTATGGGACTTCATGATCCGGCTGTCCGGGTCGGTGAAATTGTCCTGGGCCTTCTCGTCAGGCTCCCCGAAGTCACGCTTGAACGAGGAACCCCGGCCGCCGGGAGGACGCCGATCATCATCTTCGTGACGGCCACGTTCGCGGTCGGCCTCGCGCTGCCGGGCCTCCAGCCGCGCCTTCGCCGCCTGGATCGTCGCCAAGCGCGTCTGTCGTCGCGCCACCTCCGCAGGAAGCTCCTGGCCGGTCGATTCCCGGCCATGCCGGCGATCCTCCTGGTCGTCCACCTTTTGGGCCCGCTTGGTCAGCGATCGGATCTCCTTGCGTAGGCGCTTCTCCTCCTCCTGCATCCGGCCATAGCTCATCGCCTTGTGCCTGCTCGCGTTCGCCTTCACCTTCGAGCCGTCGACCGCGAGGGTGCCCAGCTTGACCAGACCCACCTCCGCGGCGATCCGAACGATCTGCACGAAGATCGACTCGAAGTCGCCGAGGTGGCGCCGGCGAAACTCACACAACGTCCGGTGAGCCGGGAAGTTACCGGCCGCCGGATGCGGAACGCCTTGAACAAGTGCCTCGCTGCCCAGGGCGGGATGGAGGAAGACGAGTACGTCAACTACCAGTACCTGTGGGATGACGGGTCCGGCGGCCCCGGGGAGCGCACCCTGCAAAGCGCGTTCGGTGGGGCTCTCATGCTGCCGCTGCACTGCTTCATGGAGACCGATCCCGGGGACCGGTGGGCGCCGATCGGCTATCCGCCCACTGTGTTCTGGACCGAGGCCGTGGGTCGTGGATACAGCCCCGGGGACATCTACCAGGTGGGCGGGCTCAATTACATGCTCTTTCCGTTCTTCGCGGTTCGGAAGGCCGCCTGATGGCCACCGCCGTTGCCATTCCTGGTCCCTTGAACCTTGTCTCCGGGACCGACTTCTCCGTCAACCTCAGGGCGGCGGTTCTGGACTCCGTGACCACGCGTCCGTTGCACCTGGTCGGGATGAACGGCGGTCTGTTCTCCGTCCTGGCTGATCCGCGCCCTGTCGCCTTCCAGAAGAACGGCGGCACCGCTCCTGTCCACGGCCTGGCTGTTCTCGGCCGCATCCACGTGATCCCGCGCCGGTACGACCTCGGGGCCGTGGTTTCGGAGCAAGAAGCCGAAGTCGAGGTCTGGAACGCGGACATCCAGCGCGCCCAGATCCTCGAGGAGATCACCGTCGATGGCCCGACCGGAATCGAAGTCCTCGACCATCTCGGCCTGCCCGCTCACTTCCCGGCCTCCGACTCCCAGGTCTACCTGGTCAAGGCGCTTACCGATGGCGATGCCCTGATTGACAACCTGATCACGTGGGTCTTCACGGACGTCGACCCATCGGGGACCAACCTTCGGCTCCTCGGCTTCCGGCTGATCCCCTTCCCGTTTCCGCCGAACTGGGCGCAGCCGGTGACCGAAACCTTCGGCTTCATGACTGACCTCATCGTCTCGTACCGGGGCATGGAGCAGCGTATCCAGCTGCGCGCCGTACCGGTCGGCGCGATCCGCTATTCGACGCTCCTTGGGGAGTTGCGCGACGCCCAGATGGCAAACGCGATCCTGTTCGGTAACCAGGCCAGGGCGTTTGGAGTCGGGCGCTGGCAGTTCCAGGCCGGGCTCCAGCAGGATGCCACCGCCGGGGACCACGAGGTCGTCTGCGACACATCCGACATCCCCCATGAACCTGGCGGCATGGTCCTGCTGTGGGCTGATCCCTACCGCTGGGAGGTCCAGACCATCGAGAGCGTGCTTGCGGACCGGCTGGTCCTCAATTTCGGCCTGATCCGGTCGTGGACCGCTGGTGAGACGGTCGTGCTGCCGGTGGTCGTCGGCCGCCTCTCGTCCGACGAAGCGTTCACCTGGAATTCGCTGGCTATCGGATCGACCGCACTCACTTTCGACATCGACGGGTTCCGGCCATGAGCTACCTCGGATTCGATGTCCTGGAACTCAACTACAACCGGGTCGGCGCGTTCGAGGAACGCCTACGACGGAAGTTCGTGCTCTTGAGTTCGAAGACCGGCAGGCGCGTGGCCGACGAGCAGGCCCCTGCTCCCGCACCGTCGCGGCCGTTCACCTGGACCGCCATCGGTCGCGACGAGATCTCTGCCATGCGCGCCTTCCTCGACGCTCGCCGGGGCCGCGCCATCCCGTTCTGGCTGCCGAGCTTCCAATGGGACTTGGCCCTGGCCGAGGACGTCTCCCAGAACCAGTCCAGCGCCACGATCTGGTGGGTCAGATACAAGCAGCAGATGTGGGGTGCGACCGCGGCCAGGCGCCATCTGGCGATCTGGTCGCTCGGCGACGGCACCATGGACTACTGCAAGATCACCAGCGCCACCGACCCGGCGAACTACCTGACCGAGACCCTGACCCTCGACCCGGTGGCCCAGGGCGAGTACACCCGCGCCAAGACGGTGCTGTCGTTCCTGAAGTTCTGCCGGTTGGACGAGGACCGCATCGAGGTCTCCTACCCGAGCCCCCAAGTAGCAGAGGCCACAATCCGGGTCCGTGAACTCCCCCTGGAGGCTCCGCTGTGACGTACGACACAAGAGAGAAGAGCCGGTACCTGGGCCAACCCGTCGAAGGGATCCGCTTCGCCCAGGGCAGCAACCTGTGGCTGTACACCTCGGCCGACCGGGCGATCACTCTGCCTGCGGGCGTGTTCGCCCCCGAGGCGATCACCCGCAGCGAGCTCGACTTCTCCCAGGAGGACACCGGCGAAACCATCGACCTGACGCTCCCCCGAGCGAACCCCGTTCCGGCGCTGTTCATCGGCGACCTGCCGTCCACTCCCGTGTGGGTGACCGTCTACCGGGCCCACCGCGGCGAAGAGTCCCTCGCGGTGACGATCTTCAGCGGCAAGGTGATCCGGGCGCGGTTCGAGGAATCGGAAGCGATCCTCACCGGAGCGAGTCTTATGGCCATGCTGGCCCGCACAGTGCCGATCCTGGCTCTGCAAACACCCTGCAACCATGCCCTTTACTCCGGGCCGTGCGGCGCCAATCCCACGTCGAGCCGGGACCTGGTCTCGGTGACCGCGGTCGATGGAGCAACCGTGGTTTCAAGCGGCTTCGCCTTGCGTCCCGACCAGTGGTACCGCGGTGGCCGCCTCGAAACCGCCTCCGGCGAGACTCGCTTTGTGGTCGACCACCAAGGCAGCACGGTCACCCTCATCTCGCCCATTCCCGGCATTTCCTCCCTCGATGAGGTCTGGGCCTTCTGGGGCTGCGACCACCTCGAGGCCACTTGCCGCGACAAGTTCGGCAACCTTGTGAACCATTTGGGCTGGTCGCGCCTTCCGGGCCGGAATCCTTTCAGCGGAAGGATCGACTGATGGCCTTCTGGATCATGGCGCTGGTCTACATCGTGGGCACGGTCCTGTACGAGGTCCTGCGCCCCAAGCCCAAGTTCGATGCCCCGACGCCGTCCGCCCTGGGCGACTTCCAGTTCCCGACCATCGGTGAAGGTCGGGCGATTCCGATCGTCTGGGGAACCTGCAAGCTCTCCGGGCCGATGGTCACCTGGTACGGCGACCTCCAGGTTCAGGCCATCAAGGAGAAGGTCAAGACCGGCTTGTTCTCATCCAAGGAGATCACCACCGGCTACCGCTACTACCTCGGCACCCAGCTGGTCCTGTGCGGCGGCGAGGTTGATCAGGTCGTGCAGATCCGGTTCGATGACCGAGCTCCCGCGGCCGGCTATGCCCACACTCCGGACCGCACTGAGATCTCCATCAACGCGATGAACTTCTTCGGTGGGGATGACCACGAAGGTGGCGTCAAAGGCAGCGTGTACGTCTACCACGGCACCGCGACGCAACCGTCCGACACCTACCTCGAAGGCCGGATTGGCCAGGCCCTGCCTGCCTGGCGGCGCGTCTGCTACGCGGTATTCCGGCGCGTTTACCTGGGAACGAGTCCCTACATCAAGTCCGTCTCGTTCGTAGTGCGGCGCTGCCCAAACAGCCTGGGCCTCACCGACGGCGCCCACAACATCGACGGCGACGCCAATCCCGCGGCCATGATCTACGACTTACTGATCTCGTCCCCAGCGGATAACGGGCTCGGGCTGCCGGTGGGATTCTTTGACGTGGCCGCCTTTCGTTCGGTCGGGCAGACCTTGGCCGACGAAGGCCTCGGGCTGTCCATGCTCCAGGATCGCACCACCACAGCGAAAGACCTGGTCCTTGAAATCCTGCGCCACATCGATGGCGTCATGTACGTCGAGCCCTCGACCGGACTGCTGACGATCCGGCTTGTGCGTTACGACTACGACCCGGACACGATTCCTGTGCTCGATGCGGATTCCTGCACCGTGAAGTCATTCGCGCGACCGTCGTGGGGCGACCTGAAGAACACCGTGCGCGTGGGCTACGTGGGCCGAGCGGCGGGGTTCATCGAGAAAACCGCCCAGGCACAGGACCTGGCCTCGATCGAAATACAAGGCGGCGAGGTTTCTCTCCAGGACCTTACCCTACGTGGCCTCTCCAACCCGACGACGGCCCAACAGGCTGCCGCACGCGCTCTGGCCGCCCTGGCCTATCCCCTGACCACCGTCACGATCGAAGCGGATCGTTCGGCCTGGGCGTTCAGGCCAGGCGCGGTGTTCAAGCTCATCTGGGACCCTCTGGGCATCACCGGCATGGTCTGCCGGGTCGTCCGTGTCGGAACCGGTCTGTATCGCGGTGTTCCGACCATATGAGCCGACATAATAGCTGTGTGCCGTATCAGATGTGGTATCCCAAAAATCGGTGTTTAATCGCCGGGTGATAGCCCTATACCTTGTCGAAATTGTGCCGCCGTCCTGCACGCGAATATTCGAGCAGAAACCTTGAAACCATTCACCAAGACCCACAATAAATCCTCCTACCCATCCGCCTATACGCGTTCGAACAGACCGAAGCTTTCACGATATCAGTTCGGAATCCCCTAGGATTATAGGGGAACACCTTGAATTGGATCAATGGTGGATGCGACCGTGGCAAGACAATTCAGACTGCGGACAATACGGAAGGGCAATTGTTGCCAGGAATGAGGGTTACCATCGGCATCCGTAGTACGCGCCAGCGCTAAATCCGAGAGGGTCGTAAAACAGAGAAACCGAGAGTTTTCCGGCCACCCAACGGGGTCCGATCGTGACCCCTAACGGTTCCCATCGACCCCCGAACTCTCTCTCCAAAACCAGAGAATCCGGCCGACCCCACGAAAACCGCCCAACCCCTTGCCAGAACTGCGTATATACAAAAAACCCGGAAGCTCTCACTCCCGGGCCGCACCGCTAACCGCTATGCCTGTCTTATTCCGCACAAAAAGAATTGGCTCCTCGGGTAGGACTTGAACCTACAACCCTGCGGTTAACAGCCGCATGCTCTACCATTGAGCTACCGAGGAACCATATTCGATTTTCTGGCTCGCAGCAGACATCCATACCCGTGTTTAACGAGACCTGCGCCTTGAGCGGACGAGGAATATAGATCCTATCGGGCCGGTCGTCAAGAAATCTGCCATACAATCCTGTGCCCGCCCTGACCCCCGGAAATACCCCCTGCATCCCGCATATCCCGCATATCCCTCATTTTCCCCATATCCACCGCAAAGAGCGGCCCGCACTCCGTTCGCGAAGTCCGGGCCGCTCTCTCAAGCATCCCTGGTCACCCGTGGCGCCCATCTGGTCCAGCCCCCATTTGTCGGGCAACATCCCCTCACTCGTTTCGGGGCCGACCATCTGCGCCTCGCAGTTCCAAGCAGCCTCCCAGGCCCCCATTTGCAAGCTTCAGGCCGGGCCAATCCCCCCGCAAAAGCCCCCTCTGCACCATCCCCAATCACCCCCTGCACCTCTCGGTTGACACGCCCACCCCCGCTCTCTCCTCCAGGTGGACATCATGGGTCAAGTTGTTCCCTGAATGACCGATAACCCCAAAAACAATCCAACCAACCTTCTTACCGGACAGGATATCGTGGGCCAGACCAGGGAAAACAAGAACCTATCCACCA